GAGAACCTTTTTCAACAAGACCATAAAAGTTCTCTCGTTGATATTTATAATCATTCTCTATATCGTCTTCATTACTATTCGGTTTAACAATCTTTTTAGGAACTACAAATGAATTTTCTTTAATCGCAGTTTCTACAGGATCGAATACACCTAGTGCTTTATCAATTTCTGAAAATGGGTCTTTCATAATCTAACCTTTTTTTACATCTGTTCCACTAGTTGGATCATAGTTCTTTGCATCTTGAAAGAAAGAACTTGTTTCACTAAATCCAAAATCATCATCTGCATCAGCACTTGATGGGTTTGGTGCAACAGAATATCTCTGTTCTCTTGTAGGTGTAACTGCTGGTAAGTCTGAAAATTGATCTACCTGTACAGTTTTGATAACACTTGAAGAAGTAACAGGGCCATATAGATAAAACTTTAAAGTAAATGCTAAAGTATAGATAATAGCTCTACGACTTTCAAAGTCTCCTTGATAGTTATCTTCATAACCCACACTATTTAAAATGATTGGAACATCTCTTTTGATTCCCATATCTGCCATGTCGTTAAGTGTTAAAGTGTAATCTGGTTGAAAGTATGGAAGTATTTGTTCTACAATCTGCAACGCATCATCAGAGTTCTTTGCCATTGCATATAGAGTAATCTCCATGTTATATGGAACAGGCATGAACTGTGTGTCTAACTTATCTGCATTTGCACTAGAAGTTTTTACTTTTTTAAATTTCTGTACACGATTTAGTTTACGAGTGGAGTCATATGTTAATGAACCAATCTCAAAACCTAATCGTGGTAAAGTAATTGCGGCTGCACTTCCAAGTGATGGGTCTGCATCTAAACGAGTTAACCATTTTTGTTTAGGCCCGTATGCAAGTGGTACTTTCATTGATTGTTGAATAACTCCAGAGTTGTCCTTACGAACTATCTGAATATTGTTAAACATAGTTCCAAACGCAACTATTATATTCCTTACTGTTTCGTGGTAAAATTGTTGTCCTAACATTATGTGGCACTCCCTACATCACCAAATGGATTTGATTCAGAAAAGTCTAATACTGTATCGTCAAGTTGGTCGAATAATTCATTTTGTGAAGTCTTATCTGTATCATAATCACCTACTATATAGTCTTCTGTAAGTATGTATGAAGCTATACCAGTATCAGCTGCATTTTCTAACTGGATAGAACCGACTTCATTTTCAAGTGTAATTTGGAATAGTCTTGCATCTGTAGATAATTCACCCTCTATTGCATCAATAGTTGCAATACCTGTGTCAATAACTTCTGAAGCATATTCAAACTGTTTACATCTTAGTTTATATACTGGGTTGTTGTCCAGTTGATAAAAAGGTTCGTCATGGTCTACAAAGTTAATCTCAAACATCTTTTCAAAGACAGGGTGATAAACTAAATCTCCCTCTTGTGGTCTGTCTGCATCTGTTGTAGCCGTGTCTTGTAGTATGTAAAAGTTTCCAGTAAATGATGAAAGATTAGATGAGTTACCAGTTTGATCTATAGTTCCAGATTCTAATGCAATAGAACCCCCACCTTCCTCTAAATTAATCTGACTGTCCATCTCTTGAAATCGTTCTTTGGAAACTACGAATGTAATTTCATTACGATTTTCTAAACCGAACTGTGATATGATTTCTTTATCACCACCAAAACCAGCACCATCTTCTACATACATTTCAATTGGTTCTGCATTTGTGTATTTGGATAGTGCATCTTCTCCGAGAACATTATCAAGTGCAACAGTTTCACGATTGACATAATATACATCATGTCCGTAAATCTGTATCGCTTCCTTAACTAAGTTTTGATACAGACTTCTTTCTGTTACAAGAGAGTGTAGATTACTCGTATGAAATGCACTATTAACAGCCATTTAATTAACCTTTAAACATATCTATAGGTGGTTCATTTAAAAACATTCTATCTTCTAAATCTTTTATTTCTTCTAATGCTTGTGAGAATATAGTTTCACCATTCATAGTGACCCCACCTAACATTGCAACACCAGAAAACTTAGAAAGGTTTGCACCCCATTGTCTTTTAATCAATGCAGTTGTGTATCTCTTTAGGAATATGTCATCAAACATATCTGTGAAAGTTGCTGGGTCTAATTTACGATAACATTCAATAACTAAGAACTCACCAATACTTATATCATTAGCCCAATCCATATCAATGTATAAACGATTTTGATGTTCATTAAAACGCAAAGGTTTTTCACCAATAAGAATGTGTGATAAGAAATCTAAATGTTGCATTGTCATCTCGTATTGGACAATTGATGTAGAACTAAAATCATACAAGTCGTTTAATCTAAGTTGATAACGAATATCAAACATATTATTTGTTGCAGTATTATCAAATGGAAAGATATTCATAACTGATATAACACTAGAAGGCATAGGTATAAATCCACCACCCTCTTTAAATGTTGCAGTTATAGAACTATCAGAAGAATCTGTTGCAGTTGTAGATGTATTGCCTGCAGCTCTTGCAACATCATCAGCAGTTATTTGATATTTAAGATACATTCTCTCAACACCATCATAAGAATAATGTGAAAAATATTGTAATGCTTCATCTATTCTATCATCTACTTGGTCATCTGATACGTTGATGTCAATAACACCAAAACCTAATGACCTAAGACAGTAGGACTTTAATGTTGCTTTTGTATTAGGTATTGCCATATCTTTTTCCTTTATATACTATTTAGTCAATAACTAAAGTCCAGCACCAATTGCAATTGCAAATGCTCTTGTTCTTGATTCTACTGCATCAACAAATGCTTTAATAGATTGTTGTGATGCGACCTTTGTTGCAGAATTACTTGCCATATCATCTTCATCTAAAAATGCAGTACCAGTTATTCCAGTATTTAGGACAGGACTTGTTAGAGTTTTGTTTGTTAGTGTTTGTGTTGATGTCAGTTGAACTACGTCACTTGATATCACAAAATCTAACTTACCATTTGTATCATCATAAGTAACTGTAATACCACTTTCAGTATTACTACCAATCATTGCACCAACTACATCTTGTAATTGTTCGTCTGTTACTCCAGCGTCTGCACCAATAAATTTACCAGATGAAGCTTGATATTTAAGAAACTTACCATTTACTTTTGCTGTATCTCTGTCAACATCATCCATAAACTCAAGTCTAACTTCACCACCACCAGCACCAGACATTTGTGCTGAGGATACTTGTTTTGCAATGAGTGATCTAAAGTTATCAAATTCTTTTCGTAGAGTTGTAATTTGATTGACTTCTTCTGTGATATGTGTATTTTCTCCCATACTGTCAAGATTAGTAATAACCTTGTCAATCAGAGTTGCAGTCTTCTCTACTGAAGTAGGTTCTTCAGAATCTTTAACCAGTTCTACTGGTTCTATATGTGTAGTTGTAGAAAACAATTCTTCAAGTGATTGTATTACACTCTCATCAATTGGTTTTTGTTTAGGATATTCTTCTTCAGGCCATTCGTTTGGCCATGTTGCTTCTGGTTTAGTAATCTCACTAAAGGTATCTACCAGATTTGCAAAGGTATCTAAGTTATTCTTTTCGTCTAGAGATAATCGTAACTCAACCTCAACCTTTGCTTCTTCGTGTGCAATATTAAGTCCACTAAAAAGTTCTGTGATATCAGCTTGTTCTATCTTAGGAACATGAGGTGCATGAACTTTAGTTTCTTTTGCGATAGACTCCAAATCTTCAAATAGATTCGTAATATCTGATTTCAACTCAAGTTGTTGAGATGACATAATAATCCCCTTTGTTAGTATTTATAATAAAGGAATTATGTTAAGAACCATCATACTTAGGCATATTGTTTCTAGGAAATGTTTGTCCAGCACTTGGTTTACCTTGTGATGTAAACGTCTGTGCATCTCCATCACTCGATACTCCAGTTAATGATACCACAGCTTCATCTCCACAGTTACTATGACTCTCTGATAATTTAAATGTGTTTGTTGCAGTTGCTATTACATAGTAAGTT